CAGACATTTACTAATAAAATACCTTACGTAATTACAGACGAAACTAAAGTAACAAGTGGCGAACCTAAGACATCCGTTGGTCAAGTAGGGGATTACGCCGTTGTTGCAACAACAACTTTAAACAAAGTATTTTATAAAAATGCAGATGGCGCCTGGGTACAACTAGGAACAGCTAACTGGATTAAATCACACGCGACAGTAACAGGAACAGAGAGCAATCCGACATTAACTGCTAACGCTACTATGAGTGTTAACACTACAACAGTAGATGTTGCGGCAGGAACTACATTAGCGGCTTTGGTAACTGTACTAAATGGCTTAGGTATTGCAGGCATAACTTCAGCGGTTGTTGATGGTAAATTTGAAATTTACTCAACAGGCGTAGATGTTGTATTAGCAACAAATGGATCAACATTACTTTCAGAAGTTGGTCTAACAGCTGATACATTTAAAGCACCTGCATTACAAATTGGTCCACATACTGATGTACCAGCATTTAAAATAAGTGACGGTGCTACAAAAAGACCAACAGGGTCTATATGGATTAAAACTACACAACCTAACTTAGGTGCTCGTTTTAGAGTTAAGAAATTTAACGGAACGACTGACCTTTGGGAAGATATTGTAGCTCCAATGTATGCTAATAATCACTCAGCATTGTTTAACTTAGACAAAGCTGGCGGTGGTGTTAATTTAGCAATTGGTTCTTTATATGTTAATTACAATAACGCTGAAACAACAGACGTTGTAGCTGACTTTAAAATCCATAGACGTGTTACTACAGGAAACACAACTATTACAAGTGATATAATTACAACTCAACTTACAGCTACCACTTATGCATTTAATATCCAAGAGTCAATTGTTGGAACAGAGGCTCTAGGAGCAGATGTAACAGTTAGTGTTACAACTACAGCGGCATCAAGTGATGCTGACGAAGTTGCAGGAGCAATTAACTCAGCAGGATTTACTAACATTGAAGCTTCAGTAGATGCTTCAAATAGAATTGTTATTTCACATAACGATGGTGGTGAATTCCGCATTAAAGATACAGGTGGCGTACTTAACTTGGCTGGATATACAGCTTATGTAGATTCAACAACAGGTACACCTAACTTATATACAGCACCAACTGGCGACAGTACACACGATTTTGTTGCAAGTAACTGGCAAGTATTAACTTATACAGCAGGATCAGATGCACCAACTGCCTTAACAACAGACAACCGTTTATGGTACAGTTCGATTGTTGATGAAGTTGACATAATGATTCACAATGGTACTACTTGGGTAGGATATCAAGATTCAACAAGTCCATTTTATGAAGTTGCGTCAGCTGACAAAACTGACCCAGCAGGTCCGATTGTAGCGGCAACAGAGCCAACTTTACAATCAGATGGTACTGCACTTAAAAATGGTGATCTTTGGATTTCAACAGCAGATGTTGAAAACTATCCACAAATTTACAAATACAACGGCGCTACTTTAAAGTTTGTTTTAATTGATTCAAGTGATCAAACTACTGAAGACGGAGTTTTATTTGGAGATGCACGTTATAACACAGCAGGTGCTAATTCGGATAAAGAAGGAACTATTGCGGCACTATTAGTAAGTAACTTTATTGATACTGACGCTCCAGATCCAGCACTATATCCAAAAGGTATGTTGCTTTACAATCTACGTAGAAGCGGATTTAATGTTAAGAAATTTGTTCGTAACTATGTAAACACAGCAACTGACAATATTAGATTTGGCGACGAATCACAAGACGCCTACTATGCACACCGTTGGGTTACTGAATCAGCTAACCAACCAAATGGTGCAGGTAGCTTTGGACGTAAAGCTCAACGTAAAGTTGTTGTACAATCATTACAAGCATTAGTAAACAGCAATCAAAAAATTAGAGATGATGAATCAAGATTGTTTAACTTAATGTCTTGTCCTGGATATCCAGAACTAATTGGTGAAATGGTTACATTAAATTATGATAGAAGCCTAAGTGCATTTATTATTGGTGACAGTCCATTTAGACTAACACCAGATGCAACTACACTTAATAACTGGGGCAAAAATACAGCTCTAGCAGTTGAGGATAATGACGACGGACTTGTTACTTTTGATGAATACTTAGGTGTATTTTATCCAAGTTTATTTACAAGTGACAATGCAGGTAACAACGTAGTTGTTCCACCAAGTCATGGTATATTAAGAACATTTGCATTAAGCGATCAAGTTTCGTTTCCATGGTTTGCACCAGCAGGAACAAGACGTGGTGGCATTACGAATGCAAGTGCGGCAGGTTACATTGATGACGAAGGCGAATTTGTAAGTACTGCACTTAATGAAGGACAACGTGACACATTATATAGCAACGCTATTAACCCGGTTACATTTTTAACAGGAGCAGGGTTAGTAAACTTTGGACAAAAAACAAGAGCCAAGAATGCATCGGCACTTGATAGAATCAATGTAGCACGTTTAGTAATTTACTTACGTGGGCAACTTAAAAAACTTGCTAAACCTTATATCTTTGAACCAAATGATAAGATTACACGAGACGAAATTAAGGCGCAAACTGATACTTTGCTACTTGAATTAGTTGGTCAAAGAGCACTTTATGATTTCCTAGTTGTGTGTGATGAATCAAACAACACACCAAGTAGAATTGACCGTAATGAGCTTTATTTAGATATAGCTATAGAACCAGTTAAAGCAGTAGAGTTTATTTACATTCCACTAAGGCTTAAAAATACTGGTGAAATAGCGGGACTGTAAAATGATAAATACTATTAACAGGGAGATATTATAATGAGCATTTCGACATTATCAAAACTTACAGTACCTTTAGATTCAAGTGCATCAGCGTCGAATCAAGGGCTGTTAATGCCAAAACTCCAATATCGCTTTAGGGTGACATTGGAAAATTTTGGTGTATCAGGCGCAACAACTGAGTTAACAAAACAGGTTGTTGATGTTACAAGACCTAACGTGTCTTTTGAACAAATCACAGTTGATGTATACAACTCACGTGTATTCCTAGCAGGAAAACATACTTGGGAACCTATTACACTTAACTTACGTGAAGATGTTTCAAACAACGTACAAAAATTAGTTGGTGAGCAACTACAGAAACAATTTGATTTCTTTGAACAAGCATCAGCGGCATCAGGTAGCGATTACAAATTCGTAACTAGAATTGAAATTTTAGACGGTGGTAATGGCGCGAATGCGGCAGGTATACTTGAAACATTTGAACTTTATGGTTGTTACTGTGAAAGTGCTAACTACAATACATTAGCATATAGTACAAACGATCCGGTGACTATTGCTTTATCTATTAGATACGATAACGCGATACAAACACCACAAGGTACAGGTATTGGTACAGCTATTGGTAGAACTGTTAATACAGCTATTACTGGTGGCGGCGCTCAGTAACAATACTTTTAAATTATAATATTTCCGAGATTAAGGGGGTCTTTTTAGGCCCCTTTTTTCTTTTAAAATACCCACTTATTACTCTAGATAAATAATAGTATGGCCAGTAAGTTTCAAGGATTTTTCGATAACGTAATAGCAGGGGCTTTGAACCCAAAGGGTAACCTTGGTGACTGGCAACACGCTAGAGCATTATATACTAATGACGATTTTCGTTTAGCGCCAAAGCATAAGTTTTTATATCACGTAGCTTTTACGCTAAATGCAGATGCAGTAAAAGTAATTCCACAATTACCAACACCAGAACTTAATATGCTTGTTAAGTCTGTTGACTTACCTAAGTATAATGTAAGCACAACTTTAAAACATCAATATAATAAAAAGCGTAATTTACAAACTAGATTAGATTACGATCCTATTAATATTACATTCCATGATGATAACTATGGTGTAACAACTGCTATGTGGGAAGCATATTATAGATATTATTTTAGAGATGGCACTTATGCCGCAATAGATGGCGGTGGTGCACCTGCTTTTAAAAACGGAGCATACGAAAGAAAAAATACATACCTTGGAGAAGATCAAAACAAATTTAGATTTGGTATGGACAATGATCAGTTTCAAAACTTTTTTGATACTATTCAAATTTTTCAAATGTCAAGACGAAGATATACTTCGTTTACATTAGTTAATCCTATAATTTCAAGTTGGCAACACGATACTATGGACAATAGTGATAGTGGCGTTGTTTCAAATCAAATGACAGTTCAATATGAAACTGTATGGTATGCACGTGGACCAGTTACACAAGGTACTGCTCCTAAAATGTTTGGTACTCCATCAGGACACTATGATGCATCTCCAAGTCCAATAACACTTGAAGGTGGAGGAGTAGCAAGCCTATTTGGTATTGGCGGTGTTGCATCTGGAGGATTAGATGTACTAGGTGATATTACAAGTGGAAAAGCA